GCGAACACGTCCTGGCCGTCGGCGGACTGGTAGTTGGGCGAACCCTTTTTCACCACCCGCACGTTCTTCCGCAGGTCAGCCGGCAGCCGCTCCTGGAGTTCCTTGGCCTGGGACTCGTACCCTTGCTTGAAGGAGTACCCAGGCCGCAGGGCGGTTTCGACGTTGGCCTCTTCGGACAAGGCCCGGTCACGCACCCCCGGCTCTTCCCCGTCGATGACCTCCCGGTGCCGCTGGTAGAGCTTCTGGACCTCCGAACGGGCATCCTTAACGCCCTGGCCGATGGCCTTTTTCGTGACCGGCTTGGTTTTTGGCACTACCGGTGCAGGCTGACCAACGGCTGACTCTTGGCTTAGCTCGAATTTATCGATCCCGCTTGCGCCAAGAGGTTCTACGGGCTTACCCTGTGCGGTTGGACTCGGAACGGCCTGCGTTGCTCCTTGGGCCGTTTGCGGCGTTTTTAGAGGCTGTTCAGTGGTGCTGACAGGTTTAACGCCGATGGCGTCGTATTCCGCCTTGAACGCCTTGATCTGGGCTACCTGCTCGGGAGTCGGCTTCCCCTCGGGCAACTTGAACCCTTTGGACTCGACGAACTGGCGGAAGGTGGGCTTGGCCGGCGGAGTAGCGGGAGCCGGAGCCTGCGTCGGCGTTTCCGCCGTCGGACCCCGTGGGGCAGCGCTGGTACCTACAGGCCCCGGCTCCGCCACTTCCAGCGGCGACTTGGCCGTGAGGTTGGGCTGATCGGCGACGGTGAAGTTCACCTTGTCCGCCGAGCTCGCCGCATCGAGGAAGTTGTCGTACTGCTTGGCGTCGATGCGGTCGGCGTCTTTATCCCGCACCGCCCACTTGGTGCCTTTGGCGGGCTTGCCGTCGGGCGTCAAGGTGACGGGGATGGGCTCGTAGCGCCCGTTGGTGCCTTCCGGCGGCGCGTACTTGTAGGCGTTCTCCCGCTGGGCCCGGGCGTGCTGGGCGGCGCGGAACACGAACAGGCCCTCGCGCGGGTCCATCTCGCGGAGGATGTTCTTCGCCACTTCCTTGGGCGGGGTGCGGGCGGCGACATCCTTCATCCCCCGCGTCACGATGCCCGCGGCACGCAAACCGCCGATGGTCATGGCCGCGTTCAGCCAATCCTCTTGGTCTGGCATTTCGCCGTGCAGCAGCGGTTCGCCCACCGCGAAGGTGGCGACTTCCGCCGGCAAGCCGACCATGGGCAACGCACCAGCGGCTCCCGCAGCGCCGCCGAGTGCCGCGCTCTTGAGTGTTTCCTTGGCGTGCTCGCCCGGGCTGTATTCGCCCGTGGCGATGAGTTGCGCGAACGGGTTCTTGACCGCTTCGATGCCGGCCAGTGTGGTCGCGCCGGCGGGAGCAGCAGTCGCACCCTTCAGCGCCAGGCGCTTCAGCCCGGACTCGGCGACCTTCTGCATGCCCTTCTCGCCGAGTATGGTGGCTGCGCCCTTCATGGCTGCACCGCCGGCCAGACGCCCCAAGCCCATGCTGCCCCAGGTTACGGGGTCCGCCGCAAAGCCGCCGATGCCCGCCATGCCGCGTCCCACGGTGCCGAGGTCCTCAGTGCCCATCGTCTCGGGCGTGAGTTGCACGCCGGCGGCGAGTTGCGCGATCTGCCCGGGCAGGGTGTGGGACGCGCCTTCGACGGCGATGTCGCGAGCTTTGCGGAAAAAGCCCTTCTTTTCCGGCGGCGGCTTGGGCTTGGCGGCTTCGCGCTCGGCGTGCTCGTAGCGCGCACGGTAAGCGCGCTCCGCGACCTGGAGCATCTTCTCACCTTGGACGAGTTCGTCGAAGGTGGGCTTAACGATGAACGGGTTGTCGTTGGGCATTACGGTTGCTGACCGGTGGGCGGACGAATCTTGCGGAGTTCTGCCATGGCCGCGCGGCCCGTGTTGCGGTCGATCGTCCCATCGGCAACAGCGGTCACGATGGCTTCCATGGCTTCGTCAAGGTTGATCTCCCCGCCGCGGACAGCTTCCAGAAACTCCGCAACGGGGGCAAGGTCCACTTCCGGGTCCGGGAACGGGTTGGGTGCGCCGGATTGCATCGCGGGCATGGCGGGAGGCGCTTGCATGCCCGGGAACCCCTGCGGTAACGACTCAGTCGCAGGGGTTGGCCCCTGCGGTAGCTGGCCGCTGCCGCCCTGCAACTGCTCCATCAGCCGCTTGCGAATGAGCGGCGCGGTGCCGGGTCCGAACTGCTGCTCGATCTCTTCGTCGGTGAACTCCAGGCCGCCGCCCATCATCTTGCCGGCGAGAGCCAGCGCGTCGAACTTGTCGGGGCGCGTTTTCCACTGCTGGAAGTCCTTCATCAGCGACGTGAGCACCTGCTGCCGCTTCTCCGCGGGGATGTCTTGCGGACTGTTGTAGCCCATGGCGGAGAGGGTCATCTGCCACCACAGGTGATCGGCGGTGCGACCCTTGGCCATGCCGGTCATCAGGCCGTCGTCCTCTTCGCCGCCTTCCATACCCATGATGTTCCGGCGCATGCCGCCGACTTCTTGCGGAGTTTTGCCTTCGTTCAGGTTGCCCGCGAGCCAGGCATCGATGCTCCCCGGCGCTTCCGGCTGCTCGGGCATGAAGTCCTTTTGCAGCTTCATCATCTCCATGGCGTCAGCCAGTGGATTGCCGTCGCCGCCGCGACCGCCTCGACCACCGCCGCCCATCAGGAACTTGGCCGCCTCGATCTCCGCGCCGAAGCGGTCCATATCGTTGGCGTACATCTGCTGGGCCATTTCCATCTCGGACTCGTACTGAGCGCGAATCGTGCGCGCCAGTTCCGGGGTAACGTAACGCCCGGCAAATTCCGGGTACTTCTGGTCTGCCCACTCCGCGAAATCCATCATGCGCGGCGGAGTCGGCACGTTTGGTGCCTGCGGGAGCGGAGCCTGCGCCTCGCGGTGCATGGCGATGAACTCCTGGGCCTCCATCAGCCGCTGGTAAAACTCCTGCGCCGGATCGCCGCCCGACGGCGCGCCCATGCCTCCGGCGCCGCCGTTCATCACCTGCTGTTCGCGGGCGTACATGTCCGCCGCGCCGGGGTACATGGTCGGCGGCCGCTGCGGGGCCTGCGGCTCTGGCGCAAACTCCGGGCGATCGAAGTCGTCCCACTCGGGTCGCGTGGAAAGGTTCGCCTGCGGAAAGTCAGGCGAACCGTTGGGGGTGATGGGCTGGTAAGGTGCGGTCGCGGGCATTGGTGAATCGACCTCCTCTTAGTTCTGATTGAATCCGCCGTAGCGCTTCGAGGGAATCAGTTCCTGCTGCGGCCATGGAGTGAACTGCCCCAAGAACGGGTTCGTGTTGCGCAGATGCTCGGCACCCTGGTACACATCCTGGAAGCCGCGGCGGAACGGGTTCTCTTCCGTGATCTTGATGGGCTGCACCGTGGTGCCGATGGCTTCCGTGCGCGGCTCGGTCATGCTGCCGATGGCTTCGCCGGAATCGTCCACCATGGTGCCGATCTCGTCGCTGCCGGTGATCCCCTCGACCGTCCCCGTGGGCGTGGAACTCATCGTGCTGCGCGGATTGGCCTTGGCCGCGAAACCGCCGGCAAGGCCAGCGCCCAGCGGAGCAAGAGCGCCGCCGATCATGCCCGTCATGGCGTCGTCGCGGGCCTGCGCCTGCGGCGAACCGGCGGGCTTGGCGTAGCTGCCAACCGCGCCGCCAATGCTCGCGCCTGCGGAAGCCATGGCGGGAACAGCGGCCAAGCTCGCGCCGAAGGTGAAGGGGGCAAGCACGGCACCAGCGACAGCACCGATCGCAGCGCCGGCAGGTCCGCCGCCGCCGCGCTCAGCTTTGCGCGCCTCACGCTTGGCTTGCTGGGCCTGGAAGAAGCGCGAGATGGAATCCATCATGCGCGCCTTGTTGTGCGCAGGCATTTGCAGCGCGTAATTCAAGGGGCCACTCGCAAGTGCGCCCATGTGGCCCGACAGGCCGCGCGAGCCCGGCGTTCCTCGGGTGATTGGCATTAGCTATACCCTCCAAGCTTGGCGTTGCGACGATCCATCAACGACATCACCCATCCGATTCCCATCACCGGGATCAACGTGCCGATTGATACGTCAGCGCCTAGACCTTCGAGGCCCATGCCGAGCAGGTCTTGTCCACTGAGCAAGCCTTCGTCCATTGCCTGCTGGATGCTCATGTCGAGCAATTCCTTGTCTTGGCCGATGCCGAACCACGTCGCTGGATCGGAAAACTGCAAATCTGGTCCAGCAAGAATCGGCCCACTCATGGCTGCCGCCTGCTGCGTGGGCAGGTTCAGTTGGGCTTCGTACAGGCGCAACGCGGTGTCGTTCCCGTATCGCGCAATGTTATCCATCGCTTGTGCGGCGGCCGTCCTCTGTCCTTCATCCTGCACGGACATTTGCGCGTAGATATCCTGCAAACCAAGATTTCCTTGGTTCCGCATGGCGCCAACGGATTGCTCCCCGATCCCGCCGCCGCTGATGCCGCGAGACGCGAACGAGTCACGCATGCGGCGCTCGTTGGTGGCCACGCCGGCACCAACTTGTCGCGCGGCTGAGTCGCGAGCTTGGGGCGAGAACATGCTGTAGCTGGGATCCATTCTCTCCTGAAAAAACTGCCTCACCCTTTCGCGCTGTTCAGCAATCCACGGTGGCGGCTGAAAGCTGGAATCCGAAGAATCCGTTCCGGCGAATGGATGGCTGTCGCGCCGTCCACTGAAATCCCCGGCGCTCTTCTCCCATGCGTTCTGCCCGAATGTTCCGGTTGGATCTGTTCCCGAGAACGAGGAGGGGTCGCCGAAGCCCCAATTGCCAAATTCCGAAGATGCCATTGTGACTGCCCTCTCTTTGCTTAGACGATGAATTGCCCGGCGTTGCGCAGCATGCTTGCCGACTGGTTGTATGCGCTATTCATCATGTTGCGCCATTCGTTAAAATATTGCTGCGCCAGAGCGTTTTGCCTCGCCAAACTTTGCTGCTCCATGAGGTAGGTCTGGGCGACCTGAGGGTCCATGCCTCCCAGCCATCCGTCCATGAGCGCTCCATCGACACCGTTAAACTCCGCCGCGCCCTGGCTGTGGCCCAGGAAGTTCGGCGGCTTGTTCGCTGCGAACGTGCCGCCTGCGCCTCCGCCCATGCCTCCGCCAGCCGATTGTCCCCACGGCAGGCCGGGGAAGCGTTGTCGCAGTCCACCCAGGAAGTCCTGGCGGAACGGGTTCTGCCGCATGGGGTTTGCACCCTGCGGCGACGACGATTGCATTGTCTGCGGCGAGTAGCCGCCGAAGTTCTGGTTCATGTTGCGTTCCTCCAAAGCTCGTTCAGCTTGCCTTGCGAGCCGTTGTAGAACAAGCCGATGTTCTTTCGCCAGGCATCGAGCACCATGTCACTGGCAATATCGACATTGTCCGTACTCTTTACGGTGACAGGCCGCGCCGGATTGGCGCAGCTCAGAATGATGATCTCCCCGTCCAGCATGCCGTTGATGGTGGTCAGGTCATCGGTGGACGCGAGGTTCTCGGTGTCCACGCGGTGCATGCGCTGCGTTCTGGTGACCGCTCCGCTGACCACTTCCAGCGTCTTGGGCGGCAGGCAATCCTCCAGGCTGACGATCAGCTCCTCGAACTGCGCGCCGGTGGGCAGCGTGCCCGTCTTGAAGAACTCGATCAGGATGGTTTTTTCGCGCTTGGTGGCCATGGGTTTTTACCTATCGAACAACGGCCGACCTGCCGAATCGTCGGGCCTTGATTTTGGGGTGACTCAGATGGCTTGCCGGTGCATCCACCAGCGTCAGCGCGGCCTTGTTGAACACGTCGGTCAGGTGCGAAGCGGAGCGCATCGGCCAGTAGTGCCATAGTGCCCCAAAATAATCATAAACTGGTGACATTATGTACAGCGGAGAGTTGTTGTTGCCCAAAGCATTAGCCAGTGGAACTCCGGTAGAGTCTCCAGTAGTGCCCTCGGGGTCGAAGGCAGTATGAAGCCAGAACTCCGCAAGCCGCCCGTCCCAAAACTCAAGCCCCAGTCCGTTGTACCCGAAATGGCAGGTATCTAGGTTGCTCGGTACCAACGGCGTCCCGGCGTCCGGGTCTACGGTGTCCCATGCCCCCGCGATGGTGTTGTTATTCCAAATCCTCAGGCCCGAGTACAATGTGCCCGAAGTGCCGATGGCGTACATCTGGAACCCGTACCAAGTGCCTGCCGACAAGCCGGAAATTCCATAATTTCTCTGATTGCCAGTGCCGTTCTGGATGCGCAGGGTTACCGTACCAGATGTTCGCGTGAGGCGAACGAATTTCGTGTTATCGCCACTGTCCCGAAAGCGAACGATGTTGCGTATCGTACCTGCCGTATCGTAGTGGAAATATCCGTGCAGGAAGATCGAAGAAATGGTGGCCCCGAACGCAGAAATGTCCACGTCGAGGCCGTCATTCGTCCCGTCGAAGTCAATAGCCACGAGCTACTCCGGCAGACAATACGTCAGGCAGTCCGCCCGCGTGGCATGGCAGGTGCCGAGACAATTCGACTCACTGGCAAGCGGATCGTTGCAACTCGGTTTGTACCAGCAGGCGTTCTGCTGGCAGCACCACGACAGTGACCAGTCGCTCTCGATTACCTTGGCCTTGGCCGTCGTGCCTGGCTTTGTGCAGTGGTTGGCACAGCCGGTCAAACAGATGGTGAACAGCAAGCCGATGATGGTCCTCATTTGAATCTCCTTCTTTGGTTAAGGTACTTCCTCGTAAAACTCGTAACCGAGCACCAGCAAATCCGCGTCGAGCGAATCCAAGCTGGATGCGTTGTCGGCGTCGCGGGTGACTTTGATGCGAAACAGATCGCCAGCGGCAGGCGTTGTCGCCGGGGTAAGCGTGATGATTAACTCTTGAATCGAGTAGGCTGTGGTGGAGAAGGTGAACGTGCCGCTGTCCGCCGTGCCGTCGAAGTTGTCGATGTTGCCCGACTCGCTCTGCCCCGGCGTGCGGAACTCCGTCACCACGTCGATGCGCGCGTCGTCCGCCGCCGTGGTGGTGCTGGACATGGCCAGCATTCGCAGCTTAAGAGTGCCCGTACCACGGAACTTGGAGGGCACGATGCCCTCCAGGATCACGCTCTCGTCGGTGTTCTTATCGAAAGCGTTAACGTCCCGGTTGTTTTGAACGCCGAAATCCGCGAAGGCGCTGGCGGGATTCGTCACCATGCCGGGGTCCCATTCCTTGGTCCAGTAGCGACCGACGGCCCCGCTCTGCGCCGTGGGGTCCACCAGCGAAACCTTGGCGCACTCCTTGGCCAGGTTCGATGCCGCCGTCGCCTCGCCGCGGATCTCCAGCGCCTGATTGGCCGTCAGATCCTTGGAGGCGGAGGCGTAGATCGCGTGACCTTCGGCGTGATCCACCACGACAAAGGCGACACACTTCTGCGTACTGGCCCCGGTGCGAACGATGACGCATTTGAGATACCAGTCGTCGGAGAAGGCCGTAACCGAATGCGTGAAGGTAAAGAGCAGCGTGCCGCCCCAATAGATGCGCAGCGTCTTGGTGTTGCTGGTGTTGGCGAAGGTGCCCATCGCCTCCAGCTCAAGGTGCATGCCGTTGGCACTGAGCGTGTTGGCAGGCACGGTGTAGGTGTAAATCGTCTCTTCGGTGCTGCCGGCCGCCACAACGTCCTGTGCGGAGTTCAGGTCGAGAACACTGATCTCGCCTACTCCCATGTCGTCCCACTT